AAGTAAAAGTATGTAAACCAGTTAAATTTATAAAACTTCTTCCTATACTCCTATTTCCACCCGTTCCATTATCTGGAATTAATTTAAAAGAATTTTGATTTTCCGTTGGGTCTGTAATAGTTGAAGATGAAACAGAAGCATTTGTTAATGTGAAATAACCTTGACTAAAATCTTCGCTATAATCAATTAAGTTTTGACTTTGTGGTTCAAATAACCAACTACCATTACCACCTAAATAATCTATTCTTGGCAAATCAACTCCTACGCTTTCTATATTACCACTTGAATTTACTCTTGTTCCTATATTGTTTCTTGTAAATGTAAAATCAGCATAAGGATTTTCACTTGGCTTAACACTGTGTATAAACCCATCACTATATGCAGTTGGGGTCGTTATTATACTCGCTTTTTCTAATAAATTACTCATTATTCACAGTTTTCTAAATCAGTTAATATTGCAAGTGAAGAAATTGCATTCTCATAGTACGTTGCTCTTACCTCTAATAAACCTAAAAGTCTTGACCCTTCACTCGGAAAAGCATATTCATAATAAATATTTCCCCATCCTGCTATCGTTGGATTACCCCACCAAGAACTGTTATATATTTCGTTTGCCATTTTTTTCTTTTTTAGTTAAATATTTCTTTAATTTAACAACATTGGTTTCTTTTGGTTTATATGATCCTTTCATTATAATACCCAGTTTGAAGAATTAACATCTTTATCTGGATAAACATCAGAATCACTATTACTTGTATATTCTGGGAATTTAGTACTGTTATAGCACATATAATCAACAAACCTTCTTGTATAATATTCAGCAAAATCCCTTTGCTTTTGTACTAAAAAATCTACTTCATCTTTTGAAACTGTTTCAGCGTTTTCAGAACTATGCTTAAATACTCCACCGTTTTTTACTTGGTATGCTGCAAAAGGTAAATAATCAACCATTGCATAATGGATCAACATAGGCTGTACATAATCTGTAACAAGGGATAAATAATCCCCTGTTAAAGTACCTGCAATAATATCTGCTGATATTTTATCATATAATTTGCCCCCTAAATAATTCTGTATATGAATTTCCTGTGAAATCTTAATAAATTGTATAAATTTATCAGTATCTACATTACCATCTAGAATACTATTCTTTACTAAATCCGTTCTACTTATGAATAATGCTGTTGCCATTTACTTAAATCTTTTATTTGTTGGTAAAAAACCATCGTATTCCATATCCGTTGGTCGCATTGCAACTTCTTTTGCATTAACCTCTGGTTTAAAACCTTCTTTTTTTGCTTTATTTACACTTATTTCTGCATTTGGATTACCTACATTTGGCTTCAAATTCTTTTTCTTTGCTCTGTAAGTTTTACGCATCCAAAAATGATGACAATCTCCACCACCTTTATAAAGCCAAATATCATAAGTATCAGCACCTTTTGCTCCCCAACCAGGATTTACTGCTTTTTTACTCATCATATCAATATCTTCTTTGCGATAGATCTTTCTAGCTTTTACCATTTTCTTGCAAAAATCTCTACTATCCGAACTTGCTTTCAATGGTGCATATTGATACCTTACTTTAAACTGTAAACCTTCTTCATTTGTTCCATCTTGTTTGCTTTTTGCATTTGGTCGTGCTGTTCCAGTTGTTACAAAATTGTACATCTTAGACAATGCAGATAATTTTGGATTATTTAGTTTTTCAACTTCTTCATTTAAAGAATCTTCTGCATCATAATCAACTTTTCTTTCATCTATTAGTTCCCATTCTTCTAAGTTCTCATCTTCTCCGAACTCCTCTAAATCAGATGCCATTTTAGACATCTTTACACCAGTTTCTTCTTCTCTTGTTTCCTGATCTTGTACATTCTCTAAATCTAAAAACTGTAAAGGCTGTAAAGTCTTAAAATATAGGTTTAAAGCACTACCGTTGAACGATAGTATTCTATCAAAAGCATCAATTAAAAGCTCTTGGAAAGGCTTTATAACAGTGTTATCCATTAGTATAGAAGCTGTTTCTATTTCCTCTGCATTGTTTCCAAAACCACTGCTATCTTTTATACCTAATAGCATAGGAGAAACAACCCTATGTGATACCATTACTTTCTTTTGTGATTCATCAGAAAGGAATTGATATTGGTTATGTGCATCAGATAATTGAACAGGGTTTATATCTGCTGCTGATTCTTTATCATCGTTAAAAGCAAGTATAAATTTACCTGCGTTTGAACTTCCTTGAAACTTTTGTTGTATTTTACTTTCTATTAAAGATTGTTTTTCTTCGTCTGGCACTCCATTGTTAAAATTAATTAACATTGAAGGTGCTAAACCATTCATTATGTTGTTTAAATGATAGTTAGAAATTTCTTCTTCTAGTTCAGCATATTGTAAACCACCTTGATAATCTGGAGTGCTGTAATAGTACATTCCAGCTTTGTAAGGTTTTACATATAGTATCTCAATTGGCTTTGGACTTTCTGAAACACCAAAAGCAGGGATTCTTAAAGGTTGTTCACTTGGTTTCATATTAACCCAGTCTGGATGATAGTAATATGCTTGGATTTGCTTATCATCAGCACTACATTTTTCAGCTCTTAATGTTTCAATTGGTAAATGTTCAATTTTTACAATACTTTTTTTATCCTTTGAATAAATTACTTGAATTGCACATTGCCCAGCTAGTTTTAAATCATACGCAAACCTTCTAACATCTTCTTTTTTAAATAAAGTAATCATTCTTGCATATTGCTCTGGCTTTCTTGAGCTATCAGTTGCATCCAATCCCCTTCCGTATATCATTTGAGAAATAGCATTTATAACTGCGTTATTTGTTGCGCTTCCGTTATACCTATCAATTAAAAACTGAAAGTAATTATTGTCTGCACCAAATTCAACCCATTCTTTATTTTTAGATTCAACAATTGCTGGAGATGTGTAAGTAGATAAATTAACAAAACTAACTTTTGAGTTGCTTGGTTTACTTACCGTTTCTTTTCTGTATTTATTTATGCGTTTACTCATAGTATTATAAAATCGTTATTACCTTTCTTTTCAATGTATTCTCCTTTATTAATAGAGTAAGATTCATTGTTGGATTGGTTTGTTGATTGTGTTGTACAGAAGATCTTATCTCTGTAAATTATATCTAAATCAGTTGTATTAACTAAATTTTCAGATTCTAAAAAAGTCAATAAACAAGTGTTGTTTTCAAATGTTCCTCCTAAAGCAATAACCCTTGCTTTAAATTTTTCATAACTACCTTTTATCTGATATACTTTTACATCATAAAACCTACCTTCTTTTAAATTAAAGATTGCAGATAACTCAAGATAATTTTTATTGATTGTTGCTGTTGGTAGTATAATAGAAACTTCATCATTTGTACTGTCATCTCTTAACTTTATAGTAATAGATGTATCATATACTCTTGGTATAATCTTAATTGTTTGTGAAGTTGATATTGGCAACAAATGTTTCATATATATATAATACAAAAACTTTGTTTTTTTATTTATTTAAACAAAAAAAAAGGTAATCAGTTAAGATTACCTTTTTTAAAACCAAAGATGAAAAAATACTAAGCGTTTGGATTTATTTGTGTTCCATCAGTATCTGCTGCAAGATCATAAGTTGAACCAACAAAATAAGGTGGTTCTGTTTCCATTGCTTCAAGTGTTAAAGCAAAAGATTGTGAATCTCCCATTGCAGCTCCCGTTACAATTGACCCCCCTGTTGTTTCTGCTCCATTATACAAACCAATCATAAATAGATTAGAATTATAATCTTCAACAATTACGTGCTTTCTGCTAGTTGCTAAAATTTTAATTTCTTCTTGTGTTGCTTTATCTAATACAAGCAAACTTAAATTCAAAGTTTGTGCATAAAATAAACTTCCGTTTTCTCTTGAACTATTAACAGTTGTTTCTAAAGAAGAAGAACCATTAATATTATATTTGTACCAATCTGGCGCACCACCTAAACCAGTGATTTCAGAACCAGTTATTGAAACAATTCCCAAAGTACCATAATCAGCAAAATAAACTGCTTTTAAGCCTCCTACTGTTTTTTTACAAGGTAATGCTCTTCCATTTCCTATTGTCAAACAAGCCATATTATTATATTGTTTTAAATAAAAAAGGGATAGGCAAGAACCTACCCCCTTTTTAATGATTATTAATTAATTTATATTATAGTCCTAATCCGTAAGAAACGATATTATCTACAACAGCATACTGAACAGCAGCCGAATAACGTGCGATAAATCTTACATTTTTTGAACCATCCAAATCTGCCATATCTAAAACTTTGATTTCATTGTGATCTGATAATAAACCAGTTCCAAAGAATAAGTTTGATTTAGTTGTAGCGATTGCAGCATTATTTGCTAATCCGTTTGCAGCAACAATTTTGATACCGTTGAAGTATTGGATGTCAATATCTTGGTTTTGACCTTGTGCATTAACACCAGCAGCTCCTTGTCCTCCAGCTTGGAAACCTCCTAAAGCTGATTTATAAGCTCTAAAGATGTTTGGAGAAACATAGATAAATAAATCTTCTTTGTCATAAACAGCGTTTGGTATTTGTGCTTCTACTAATTCCAATTGAGCAATTACGTTTGAAGAAGTTATTGCTTCTCCTGTAATTTTCTTTGCTCCTGTATGTCCTGCATCAGCAGATAATAAAGTTGAGAAACCATCAAAAGTTCCAGCTCCTGCTGTTCCACTCCAGATATCTAATTCAGTTTGTTCTGCTATTTTTTCAGCCATTAATCCGATAAAGTAATCAGAAAAATTAGATGGTAAATTGTCAAATGCAGAATATCCCATTGATACTGCTTCCCAGTCTGATTGGAATGGAGTTTTACAAAGCTCTAAATTTACTTGTAATTCTTTAGGCTCGATTATTCTTTCTGTTAAAGTAACAGTTCCAGCAGATGTGAAATCACAAGATGCATTTGCAATTGCTCCTGCTAAATCTACTCTTTTTAAAACCTCTTTGTGTTTTACATTTGGCTTAACTTCGATTAAACCATTTGAAATTGTTTTACCAGATAAAAGTGCTGCGGATACATATTTCCCTGCAAATTCTCCTGCGTAAGTTGTTGTAATTGTTGGTTGTGGCATTTTTTTATTTATTTATTTTATTAAAAATTCTATTAATTGTTGTACTCTTTGATTTTTGAGAATAAAGATTTAATTCTTTTTGATTTGCTAAATTCTCTGGATTGTGTGAAATTCCTTCAACTTCTGAATCAGCAGATAATTCTACTACTACTTCTTCTTTTACTTCTACTTTTGAAAGTTTAAGTTCATTGATCTCATTTCTTAATTTTTCAATTTCAGAAAAAAATGTTTCTTCGCTAATTGATTTAACTACTTTTTTAGGTGTTGCTGGTTCAGTTGATAATTCTTCTTCTTCAACTACTTCTTCAGTTGCTGGTGCTTCTTCTTCTGCTTCAGCATCTTTAATTTCAGCAATAATTCCTTCTTCTTCAATAACGATTACCATTGAATCAGCAGTTTGGTATACTCCAACAGGTACGGCAACTCGTTCATCGTCTGCAACGACAAATATCTCAGCTCCTGCTTCAAATACTTCTGCTTCTAATACAGCACCATTATCTAGTTTCATTTGCTCAAACTTTACCTCTATCCCTAGTAAAGTGCGAACTTTGTTTAATGTTTCTTTTGTGTTCATATATTTAGTTATTTATTTTCTCTTACAAGTTCTTTTCTGCTTTCCTCTGCTTTTTGTAATTGTAATTCATAATCTTGAATTGCATTATTAAGATCTCCATAACCATCAATCTTTTTTACATCAACTCCTAATTCTTTAGAAGCCGATTTAATATCATCCATAACTGAAAACGGATTTATTTTAAAAGAACCAACAAATGGGCTTTTTAAATTTAAAGACTTATTAGCTTTTTGTTTAGCAAAAATTACATCCATTTTAACTTTGTTAAATTCGTCTTGAACGTCTTTTAATCTTTTTGATTTAGCATTTAAATCTGATACTGCTTTTTTAGCATCTCCGATGATACTTAAATCAACCTTCTGCGTTGCTAATTCAACTTTTTCTACTTCTGCAAGTTTCTTAAAAACTCTATTTTGTATGTTCATATTTATATAATAAAATTTAATTACTATTTTGTATTTTCAAATTGAAATTTATTCTTCTGCCTTGTGAATACTGCCTATTCCTTGCTTCCAATATTCTGGAGTTTTGCAATTTTTATCAGTATTATTTTTACATTCAATTGAATACGTATTTTTACACTTACAATAAACTGCCCTCATTATGATAAAAGTTTTTTAAGTTCTTCTATTACTGATAAATCTTCTTTCAATTCTTCATTAGGTGTTTCTAACTTATCTGCAAAATATCCTTCTATTGAAAAACCTTTTACTTTTCCAGTCTTAACATAATCGTTCCAAACTTCATCATTCTCCACCTTAACAGAACCCATCCAAGTGCCTACTGGTACATCTAAACCATATAATGCTGTCTTGTCTTTTGCTTTATCTTCTACAATCCAGCTTTCAACAAGTGTTAAATCTTTTAATTGTGCATCATGTTCTAAAGTAGAATTGGATTGATTGCCATTCTGTAAATACATTTGTGAAGCCTTCAAAACAGTATCAGCAGAAAAGAATACATAGTACTCATCTTCTCCGTTTCTTCTGTAAATTGGTTTCTTTGGGATTAATAAAGCACCCATCAACAAACGTTTTTCTTTGCTTATTTCAGCAAGTTTTATCTCTTGGTTATTAAGTGCTATAAAATCTGATTCAATAGCAGGATTCTCTACAACGCTAATTGCCTCAACTCCAATTGCTTCATCATCATCTAAAATAAGTTCTATCATTTTCATACTTATATAATATTTTTTTTATTGTTTTTTATATTTTCATTTTAAATAGATGCACCTTCTATTATATTCCTATCCATTTCTTGAGCAGTTGTAACATCATTAGATACTACAAATGCTTGAACTGGTTGCTGTGATTGTCCACCTATTGCACTTGCTAATTGATTCGTTTCACTTGCTCCAACTACATTAAAAGCAGGTGGTAAAGAAGGAATTGAACCCCCTCCACTTGCATCATTTGGAATCGGAGAAGGAGAAGGAGGAGAACCTCCAGCTTTTAACGCACTTAATCCTTTTGCAGTTGCTGCTATATTTGCTGCTATTCCAATACCTGCGCTAACATTATTTGCTGCCTTGTGTGCTGCTGCTAATGCAAGACCTAGTGGTAATGAAGCGTATTTTAATGTTACGGCTGCATTTGCTGCTTTTGTACTTATTATTGTTTTAGCTATTCCAACTGCACTTTCTCCAATTAATGATGCTGCTTGAAGTGCTTTATTTCTACCTGCTAATTGACCAAGTAAAGCAAAACCTGCTCCGATATTATTTATATTAGCATCTCTTATTGCTTTTTCAGCAGCAGCAGTTTTTCTTTTAATTTCTATTTCTTTATCTGCTTTTTCTTTTTGGTTAGCAACTTCTTCATCATTAATTAATTTTAAATTTGCCTTATGTTGAATTTCTAATTCTTCTAATAATATTTTCTTTTCTGCTTCATCTGTAATTTCTCTTTCTATTAAAAGTTTTTTTGCTTCGTATTGTTGTTCTAATTCAATACGCTCAATATCTCTTTCAGTTTTTCCAATTAAAGCTAATTCGTTTTGTAAGTCTTTTTGCTCCCTTAATAAAGAATTTGTATTTGTTTGTTGCTCACTTCTAAAACCAGTTATTTGTGCCTCAATTCCTGCTTGTTCATTTAATGCTTCTTTGTAAGCTATTTGTAAATCTATATTGTCTTTGTTTTTAGATAATTCAGCAGCAGCTTGGTTTATCCTTGCCTGTCCATTTCTTAACATTGCTTCCTCTTGCTTATCAAGTAATACAGCTAATTCATCATTTGCTTTTATACGTTCTTCAAAACTCTTACTTTCATCATCTCGTATTTGTCTTAATTGTTCAGCTTGTCTATCAAATTTTTCTATTAAACCTTGGTTTGCTGCTTCTGCTATCCTTGCAGTCTTTTCTAATTCAACATTTGATGTAGCAGCTTTTACAGTTTCTTTTACATATTCAGAAGTTGCTTTTGCAATTTTCTCAACTGCTTCTGTACCTTTATCAAAAGTATTATTAACACCAGTCAATACATCTAGACTTTCTTTACCTGCACTTTTAACATCTTCTAAAGCACCAGCAAAATCTCCACTGAATACTTTTTTTACTGCACTTGCTAAAAATCCTAGAGTATCTAAATAGCTTTCAAATCTTTCTTGAATGTTTCTTTTAAAAGCATCTGCAAAATCTATTAATGCTTGTTTTGGATCTTCAAATATTGCCTTAAAAAAATCAGTTACTCCACTTGTATTATTTATTATAAAGTTGGCAAAGTCATTAAACATAATTGAAACAACTTCAAAAGAAGTACCAAATAAATCTGCTACTTTTTGATTTTTTTCAAATATTTCTTTTAATTGTGAAAGTAATCCAAGAGCCAAACCAATACCAGCAGCTTTTAAAGCTGTGCCAATTCCCTTAACACCTCTTGAAACTAAATTACTTGATTTTTCAACATCCTTTAAACCTTCAGAAGTTTCCTTATTTCCTTTTGTAACTGTTTTATTTAAATCCTTTACACTCTCTGCAACTTTATCAATACCTTTTATAGCCTTGTCAGTTTTAGCTTCTAGATCAATAATTATCTTTTCCATTCTAATTCCTTTTTTTGTCTTTTAAATAACTCTTTAAACGTATCTGGAAATTTGTTTTTTCCTTTTGCTAATTGCACAACTTCAGCTTTACAATCTGTTTCCTTTAATAAAAATAAAATGTCTTTTATCATAAATCATTTAGTAATTCCAAATCAGATTTACCGTTTTTTAAATTAGTTTTTATTGAATTTATTTTATAACTCTTTCCGTTTATCACAAACCTATCTGCTAAAGTGTAATTTCTTAATATTCTCAATGGCAAATAAGCTGTTACCTTTGTAATCCTATTTGTTGGATTAAATACACTTGTTATATAATTACTGTAATAAGCTTGAAATAATGTATTTGTAAATCCAGTATCTGATGGACTGTTTAGAGTAGCGTATTCGTTATTCTCTTGGTAAAAATTTATATTATACGAACTTGTTGCAGAAGATAATGCAACACTATTTGAAGGTATATTATAATCTGTAACTTCTACGTTAGTGGTTGTTGATGTTAAAAAAGAAATTGATTCCCCTTGTGTTTGTCTAATAGGGTAAAAAATTAATGGTTTACCAAAATAGCTTTCATCATTATCGTCTACAAAATAACCCCATTGAATATCTGTGATATTAGAATTATTACTATCTATTAACCTTTCATATTTTAATTGAGAAAAAGGCGTTTTAACTTTATAAATACCTCCATCTAATTTCTCATCATTTGTGTAGTTTTCTTTACCCCAAACTTTACCAAATTTCTGTGAGTGAAAAGATGCTAATTTTGTTTTAGTGTCCTCGTGTTCAAAACTTATTTCTTTATAAGGTAATGCAATGTTTACTTGACTTTTACTAACATCTACATATTTAGTTATATCATAAGAACCACCTACAGAATAAAAACTCTCTAAAGTCTTTACAGTAATTTCAGTTTCATTTTTCTCAACGTATGCAACAAGGTTAAAAGTTTTAAATAAACCAGATATAAAATCTATTATTTTAATCGTTGGTATTTGTTGTGTTATATCAAAAGTAAACTCACTTGTATAAACATAAGAACCAGTATTATATGTTTTCGTGGCTGGTTGTGAACCATCTCCAAACCTATCATAAGAAAACGCCCATTGTATATTTGAAAATGTGATATTAAAATCTGATTCTATATAAATAGTATAATCTCCTTGTCCTTGAATTGATTGGTCTATTGTTAAGTTTTCAGTAACATTTGTAAAATTTAAAACTTCAATACCATCTTTTTGCAAAGAAATAGAATAAGGGTCTGTTGAAGTAGTTGAAAAAACTAATTCAGTATTACTCGTATATCTACTTTGTAATCCGT